TCGTCCGGGGTTCAATGGCGGTGGTTCGGTGTCCAACAATACTGTTCTACCTAAAAGAAAACCAGCAGCAGAAGTTAAGAAGAGAAAAAAAATAAACTACGAAAAGATTAAACAGTATCTAGGTAAAGAATCTCAAGACCTAGTTGAGAGAGAGTTAGGCTTTGCAATCGGTGGAGGTGTAAGTCCCAATCAACTTAAACAACGGTTCATGGAAATTATTACATCTATTCAAGAAGCAGAGGCAGAAGAGGTTCCTATGCTTGTTGCAGAAGCAAAAGATCTTAAAGATAAGATAGATGAACTTAACAAGGTACTTTCTCCTGAGAGACAAATTCAAATTACATCACAAGGGTTAGATTTTGATAATCCATTAATAGATGCAGCAAAAATTCAAAAGACTGTAACAGGATCAGATATAGCCAAGTCTATGCAACCTCAAAAAACTATTGAGGACACCTTCGATACTCTTACATCAAGAAATCCTGCAAATGTTTTAGTTCCAAATTTTCCAAAAGGAGACAAAGGCACGCTAGCCGATCCAGAAGAAAAAGAAGATGTCTTTAAAAGAGATCCGGGCAAAAGAATAGCTACTAAGCCTAATAACACATTTACAAAAGCCGGCATGCGAGCTCCAACAGACCTAAGGGATATGATTAGAGATGTTCTTAAAAAATTTGATAAAGAAGATCTTACAGCAACAGAAGGCAGCTTTGCAGACGGTGGTCGGATTGGTTTTAAAAAAGCAGGTTTTGTATTTGGTGATCAAACATTTAACGTAGATATTCCAAACATGACTCCCGTACAAAGTGAATCTTTTCAAAAAGGATTTAAAAATTTAGAAAAATGGTTACAGAATCCTAACGCAGAAAATTGGATTGAAACATTTAGACAACCAAGTAAAACAGGGCAAACACATCAAAGTGAGTTTTCATTAAATTTGAGAAAATATCTTCAAGGAGAACCTGTAAAAGCTAGAGCAAAAGAACTTTTTGATTCTGTAAACATAAAAAATTTATTAGGCAATACAGCAGAGGATATACAAACATATACAACACAAGAATTTAGAAGAATATCTAATTTACCAAAAAGTAAAAAAGCGGCCGATGTTGCATTAAACAAATCTATGAAAGCTGCTAACGCTGTTAGAGATGTCTTTGTTAAAGATGTTGATGCTGATTTAGAAGATGTGGCTAGAGGTATATTTGGAAAAGATTTTGATAAAGCTAGTGTAGTTGTTCAAGAAGATATGTTGAGTAAAGCTTCTGATGACACTGCTAAATTATTAGACGCTTTAACAACGGATAGAAAAGTTAAAGGTTTTAAAGATATATCAGAAGATAAGATGGGAGACATAATTCAAAATTTAGAAGACAACACTAAAGATTTTAAATTTAGAGAAGGAACAATTAGAGAGTATAGATTTAGAGTTAGAGACTCATTATTAGGTATAAAAACTGAATCAAAAGAAGGTTTTAGAAATTTAAGAAACACGATCGCTCAAAAGGACAAAGTTATTGATGAAGTATTTGGTCTATCAGCTACTTTTAAAAACGCTCCTGGTTACACAGAAAATGTTCAATTAATAGATAAAGAAATAAACAATAAAAAAGGTAGACAAATAGATAGACCTTTTAGCGCTATTGTAAACGCAGTAAAAAACAAAAAAGATATTGTTCAATACGAAGGCAAGGATATAAATATATCCCAAGCCATTAAAAAATTTAACGCTAAGTCAAAAGAATTTAGCGCTGCAAATAACATATCTACACCACAAATTTTTGTCGGAGATAATTTAAATGCTTCCAAACTTGTATCAGGATTTAATGATTATTCTCCGCAAGCACAAAAAAATATTTTACAAAACGCAAAAGAAGGTTTCGTTTTAAATGCAACTAAACCATCTACACCTATTGGAGCTTTTAAACCATCAGGAGGCATGACTTTAGGATCTAACTTTGCTAATGTTAATAGAGAAATGTTAGATTTTAGAAAACTACCTGACGATGTTAAAGACGTTGGAAACGTTATTCGTGATTTAATCAAGACACCAGCTGGAAAAAGAATTGCAAGAAATTTAATTAAGGCTGGAAAATTTACTGGATATGGTTTAGCTGGTGAGGTAGCATTTGCTGCGCCTTTTGCGCTTTCTGATTATGCTTCTGGATTAGAAGGAGATAGGATACTTGGTAATGCAACACTTGGTTTGTTTGGAAAAACGGAGCAAGAAGAAATTGAAGATGCAACAGGCGAGATAGGTTATGCAACTCAAACTATAAACGAATTAGGGGGTCTTCTCCCAGAGCTAGCGAACAAGATTGAAAATTACAACGATGCAAATGATCCTCGTGGAGAAAAAAAACAACAATTTATAAACTTATATAATTCAACTCTTAATAAATATAATCAAGCATATGATCTTTTTGTTAGTGATGCGGGGGTTTTTGATAAAGAATTATACAACCAAGGTGTAAATAACTATGCAGCAGGTCTAGGTCAAATAGAGAAATTTAGGGCTGCAAAAGAAAAGGAAAGAGGTATCACAGAAGCAAGTAAAGATGTAACAGGACTTGAAGGTATTGATTTAAATTTTTTACCCACACAAAATATGGCAGGCGGCGGTTTAGCCAAGGAAGCCGGTGATGAATCAGGAAAACCACCAGAGTCAGGGCCTACACCACAGGGCTTGGCTTCTATAATAAAACGTGGTAGAAAATACTAGGAGTTTAAATGGCAGATATAGACAAAGGACTTCCTAACACTCGTACCCAAATTAAAGTTCCGGGCGAAGAGGTCGAGATAAAGGAAGAAATAAAAGAACAGGCACCCGTAGAAGTTATCCCTGAAGAGGATGGCGGTGCAACGATTGATTTTGAACCAAGTGCAGTTAATGTACCGGGCACAGAAAAACATTTTGATAATTTAGCAGATATTTTACCTGAAGATATTTTAGATCCAGTAGGGTCTGAATTAAAAACAAATTACATGGACTATAAGATGTCTAGAAAAGATTGGGAAAAATCTTACACAGACGGACTTGATCTATTAGGATTTAAATACGAAAACAGAACAGAACCTTTTCAAGGTGCTTCGGGTGCCACGCACCCTGTACTAGCAGAAGCTGTTACACAGTTCCAAGCTACAGCATACAAAGAATTATTACCAAGTGATGGTCCAGTAAGAACACAAGTTTTAGGAATTAAAACACCAGCTAAAGATCAACAAGCACACAGAGTAAAAGATTTCATGAACTATCAGATTATGGATCAAATGACAGAATACGAACCAGAGTTTGATTCTATGTTATTTCATTTACCTTTAGCAGGATCTACATTTAAAAAAATTTACTATGATGATTTATTAGGTAGAGCAGTTTCTAAATTTGTTCCTGCTGATGATTTAATCGTACCTTACACAGCAAATAGTTTAGCAGAAGCAGAAGCTATTATTCACGTTGTAAAAATATCTGAGAATGAATTAAGAAAACAACAAGTAGCAGGATTTTATGCTGATGTTGAATTAACACCTCCAGGTACAGTTGTTAATGACGAAGTTTCAAAAAAAGAAAAAGATTTAGAAGGCACTACAAAATCTGGAAAACAAATTCCTATGTACACTCTTCTTGAGTGTCACGTAGATCTAGATTTAGAAGGCTTTGAAGACATTGGTCCAGACGGCGAGCCGACTGGTATCAAGCTACCCTACATCGTTACAATCGAAGAGGGTAGTGGAACGGTTCTTTCGATAAGAAGGAACTATGCGCCCAACGATCCAAAAAAACAAAGAGTCCAATATTTTGTCCACTTTAAATTTCTGCCAGGACTAGGATTCTACGGATTTGGATTGATACATATGATTGGCGGATTGAGTAGAACTGCAACAGTCGCTCTCCGCCAATTATTAGATGCAGGAACTTTGTCAAACCTACCTGCTGGTTTTAAACAAAGAGGGGTGCGTGTTAGAGATGAAGCTTCTCCAATTCAACCTGGTGAATTCAAAGATGTAGATGCGCCAGGTGGCAATCTACGTGAAGCTTTCTTTCCTCTACCATACAAAGAACCATCAGCTACCTTATTACAATTAATGGGTATTGTGGTTCAAGCAGGTCAGAGATTCGCAGCCATATCAGAATTACAAACTGGTGAAGGCAACAGTAATGCTGCAGTAGGAACAACGATCGCTCTTCTTGAGAGAGGATCTAAAGTTATGTCTGCAATACATAAAAGACTATACAACTCAATGAGACATGAGTTTAAATTACTATCAAAAGTTATATCAACTTATCTACCACCAGAATATCCATACGATGTTGTGGGTGGGGCTAGACTTATTAAACAATTAGATTTTGATGACAGGATAGATATTTTACCAGTAGCAGATCCAAACATATTTTCTATGTCACAAAGGATTACATTAGCACAAACACAACTACAACTTGCTACATCTAATCCAGGCATACACAATTTATATTCTGCTTACAGAAATATGTACGAAGCTATTGGAGTTAAGAATATTGATTCAGTTTTACCTCCGCCAGCACCTGTCCAACCAATGGATCCGAGTATAGAACACATTTCTGCTCTTACAGGAAAACCTTTCCAAGCGTTTCCAGGTCAAGATCACAGAGCACACATATCCGCTCACTTAAATTTTATGTCAACAAACATTGTTAGAAACAATCCTACAGTTATGGGTGCAATACAAAAAAATATTTTAGAACATATTAGTTTGATGGCACAAGAACAGATACAATTAGAGTTTAGAGATGAATTAATGCGTCTTCAGGCACTACAACAGTCTGCTCCAATAGACCCAAGAGCTGCACAAGAGCTACAAGTCATCACACAACGTATAGAATCTAGAAAAGCTGTGTTGATTGCAGAGATGACAGAAGAATTTATGAAGGAAGAGAAGAAAATTACATCACAATTTGATTCTGACCCACTTCTAAAACTAAAAGCAAGAGAAGTTGACCTTAGAGCAATGGAAAATGAGCGTAAAAAAGAAGCTGATCAAGCAAAAGTAGAGAATGATAGAGCAAAATTAATGCAAGCAGCTGATATTGCAGACGAAAAACTAGATCAGAACGAAAAATTAGCAAATTTAAGAGCAGATACATCTTTAGCTAAGCAAGAGATGTCAAATAGCTTTAAAAACAGGTAAAAATAAGATAGTAATAAACAATTATGATAAATTATAAAAAATCAAAAGAAGTTAAGATTCCAGAACAGAATGTTGAGATAGATCCTAGATCTAAAACAACAGCTGATGGCGCTTTTAACTATATTCCTACAGGAGACAAGGAAAAAGTTAGAGGAACTAAGAGAATGTTAGCTGAAAAGAAAAAAATAGCTACTTGGTACTAATATGGCCTGGTTTAGTCTAGCAAAAATTGCTTTACAAGCGGGAAGCAAAATTTATTCTAACCGCCAGAAGACTAAAATGGCTATGTCTGATGCACAATTAATGCATGCAGAAAAGATGGCCCGAGGTGAGGAAACTTACCAAGGAAAATTACTAGAAGCTAGGCAAAACGACTATAAGGACGAATTCGTGCTCGTTATAATTTCGGCCCCTATCGTTGTGTTAATGTGGGCAGTCATGTCGGACGATCCGGCAGCCATGGAGAAGGTAAAGCTGTTTTTCGAGTATTTTCACGAGCTTCCTAAATGGTTTACCAATTTATGGGTGCTTGTAGTTGCGTCAATTTTTGGTATAAAGGGTACACAAATATTTAGAAACGGAGGAAAAAAATAATGGGAATATTAAGCTACGGCTACAAAGCAATTAAAAGTGTTAAACCTAAACCTAGAAGTTATGCTACTAAAAAATTTAAAGCTAGAGTTGCTGGAATAAAATCAGGGGTTAAAAAAGGAACTGATCAATTTCAAAAGGCAAATCCTAAATCTTTAGTAACAGACAAAGATATTAAAAAAATTCAAAAAGACACATCAGAAAAACATATAAAAAGAGTTAGAAAAGAATATCTACGAGAGAAAAAAGCTTTCGGTGGTTTACTTAGTAAAACAAAGAAAAAGCCAGAAACAAAAGAACAAAAATCTATTAAAGAAAAAATTCTACCTAAAAAGAAAAAAGATAGATTAAACGAATTAAGAAAAGAACTTGGTATGAAAAAAGGTGGTAGTGCATTAAAACCTGTAGACAAACAAAAGAATCCAGGCTTATCTAAACTACCAACTCAAGTTAGAAATAAAATGGGCTACATGAAAAAAGGTGGTTCAGTAAAACAAGCGGTTAAAACAATTACATCACCAAAAACTATTCTTAGAAATATAAAGTCAAAGAGAAAATTTGGCGGCGGTAAAAAATAATGGCTAGACCAGGTTTATACGCAAACATACATGCTAAAAGAAAACGTGGCGGTAAAATGAAAAAGAAAGGTGCAAAGGGTGCACCAACCGCAGCTAACTTTAGAAGAGCAAAACAAACAGCGAGATCATAATGACTAAACTCTGTCCTAGAGGAAAAGCCGCAGCGAAGAGAAAATTCGATGTATACCCAAGTGCATATGCTAACGCCTACGCAAGTAAAATTTGTGCAGGTAAAATAAAAGATCCATCTGGTACAAAAAGAAAAGATTTTAAAGGACCTAAACCATCTAAAGCTATGGGTGGTAGAATACCTTATGGAAAAGGTGGCGGAGTCTGTAAAAAAGGAATGGGTAGAGCTTACGGAAGAAATTCGTAATGGCTGGTCTAAAAGAATGGTTCAAACAAGATTGGGTCGACATAGGCTCCAAGAAAAAAGGTGGGGGTTTCAATAAATGTGGAAGAAAATCTACAAGTGGATCAAAACGAAAATATCCAAAGTGCGTGCCTGCTGCAAAAGCAGCAAGTATGACAGACTCTCAGAAGCGGAGTGCCGTTGTAAGGAAAAGAAGTAAAGCACAAGGTGTTGGTGGTAAACCAACAAATGTTTCAACATTTGCAAAAAGAAAGAAAGCTATGATGGGTGGATTCATGGGCAGAAGAATGGGAGTAAGATAGTGAGAAGACAAGATAAAATGCCCGCAAGAAATAAAAAGAATTTCAGACCTACAAAGTCTGGAGCAGGTATGACTCGAGCCGGTGTCAAAGCCTACAGAAGAAAAAA